ATGCGCTGGAATGACGTACCAATAACGGAAGCATGGAATACCGTGTCGCCGACTTTAGATTGGGCAAACGCTACAATCGTCTCATGATGAAAGGAACAAAGAATGGCTAATCCAACAACCTACTTCGGCTGGGTCATGCCGACTGCAACAGATCTGGTAACTGACCTTCCAGCAGATTTCAATGTATTCGGGCAGGGCGTTGATACATCGATGCAATATCTACTTGGTGGAACAACTGGTCAAGTGTTGTCAAAGACATCAGCTACCAATATGGCTTTTACTTGGATTGATCCAGATGTAATTCCATCAACGTATTCTGCCAAGACTGCTTCATACACATTCGCCTCTGGCGATGAAGGCAATATCTTCTCGATGAATAACGCTGCAACTCAGCAATTCAACATTCCAACCGATGCAACTTTTAACTTTGCAGTTGGCACAGAAATCAATGTGTTCTGGATTACTGGTGCAGGTCAGCCAACAATCGGCGCAGTCACTCCAGGTACAACAACAGTGATTTCAACGGGTGCAACAAGTGCCACGCCTAAATTGCGTGTGGCTAACTCAGGTGCAACTTGTAAAAAATTAGCTGCTAATTCTTGGATTGTTTTTGGAGATATTGCATAATGACTCCGATGCTTGGAATTATGTCTAGTAGTGGAAGGCCTAGAACATTTGCCGTTGATTATCTTGTTGTTGCTGGTGGTGGCGGTGGTGGTGCCGTTGAAACCGCCGAAGCAGGCGGTGGTGGTGCTGGTGGACTTCGTTCAACTGTTACAACCACAGGCGGTGGTGGTTCTTTAGAAACTGCACTAAATCTTTCTCCTTCCACTAACTACACCGTAACCGTTGGTGCTGGTGGTGTTGGTGGTCAGCACAATTCAGTTATAGCAACTAATGGGAGCAACTCAGTATTGTCCACAGTTACTTCTACAGGCGGTGGTCGCGGTGCTGGTGTATTCGCTAGCGGGTGGTATAGCCCAAATAGCGGTGGCTCTGGTGGTGGCTCCGGAATCAGTACCGGTGGTGCAGGAACTGCTAATCAAGGATATGCAGGCGGTAACGGTACTGCTGCTGGTGGCGGTGGTGCTGGCGAGGCGGGCAATACAGACGGCAGCAAACACGGCGGAGATGGCGTAGCTGTATCGATTACTGGTAGCTCTGTTACTTATGCTGGCGGTGGTGCAGGTAACGGTGGAACGGCTGGAACAGGTGGCGGCGGAGCATCCGATTCTGCTGGCTCGGCTAATACAGGCGGTGGCGGTGGCGGTGGAATTAACACCAGTGGCGGTAATGGCGGTTCGGGAATTGTGATTCTCAAATATGCTGACACTAAAACAATTACAATCGGCGCTGGTTTGACTGGATCAACATCAACAAGTGGCAGCAATAAAATTACCACAATTACTGCTGGCACTGGAAATGTGAGTTGGGCATAATGGCACACTATGCATTTATTACAGACGGCCTTGTGACAGAAGTTATTGTTGGTATTGACGAAACTGAAACTATTGAAGGTTTAGATCCAGAAACTTGGTACGGAAACTTTAGAGGACAACTTTGCAAGCGCACTTCCTACAATGCCAACATAAGATTTAACTATGCAGGAATAGGTTTTACTTATGACGAAGCCAGAGATGCTTTTATCGCGCCAGAGCCAGAAGGCAATCTTGGATTTGATGAAACAACCTGTCAATGGATTATGCCAGTCTGGGAACGCGATGACATATCCTGAAGGCACTGCTGCACGGATTATTGAAGTTGCACTAGCTGAAGTCGGCACAGTCGAGACTGGCGAGAATCTGACCAAATACGGCAAGTTCACAAAGGCCGATGGATTGCCCTGGTGCGGATCCTTCTGCAACTGGGTCTTTGACCAGGCAAAAGTCAAGATTCCGTCAATGGTTTCAACGGCTGCTGGAGCTCATAAGATGAAAGAGCTTGGACGCTGGATTGATGATAAGCCGCAGCTTGGAGATTTATGCTTTATGGACTTTCCACACGATGGCATTGATCGCATTAGCCACATCGGAATCGTGGTCAAGGTTGGCGCAACGAGCGTCTATTGCATCGAAGGCAATACGTCCGGCACTGGAGATCAACGCAACGGCGGAATGGTGATGGTTAAGCAACGCTACATCGGCAAAGAAATCGTTGGTTTCGCTCGCGCTCGCTTGACAACCTATGCAGGAGAATATCCAGTGGTTGAGCTAATCCAAAAGGCGAAGCCAAAGGAGAAAAAAAAATGAACGAATTAAAATCAGCAGGAGCATCTTGGTTGAGGGCTTCAATTTCGGCCGTTGCAGCTCTATATATGTCTGGCATTTCGGATCCAAAAGTCTTGGTCAATGCTTTTCTTGCTGGGCTATTAGCCCCAGCGGCCAAGTTTCTTAATCCAAAAGATGCAGCTTACGGACTCGGCAAGAAATAAGTGTGGCGGTGGATAGGGCTGGGCTTGTTATTGCTAGCCTTATCTTCCTGCAATTTAGGAGATTCGGTTAGATATGAGTGCCAAGTCTATGAAAACTGGGAGAAACCAGAATGTCAGAAGCCAGCGTGCATCGCTACTGGAACTTGCACTGAAGACATCATTGGATCATTCTATCCAGAAGCCGGCACGACGCCGTAATCCAGAAGACGTCCATGCGCAGCTTATCCTTATCATTGGATCAACACTTGCGGCAGTATTTCTCATAGTCACACTAGGTATCACTTACGCACTTATCTTTGTTACTCAGCCAATCGGTGGACAAGCACCTAACGATGCAGCTTTCATAGATTTACTTAAGACGTTAGCCATTTTCTTAACTGGCTCACTTGGCGGCGTTCTAGCTGGTAATGGACTCAAAGCAAAACAAAAACAGAGCGAGGACACGCCGAAAAATACGCTTGATTCTTGACCATGTCGGACATAGATGTCACTCTGTATCTGGGAGCATTCGACAAGGCTCCCACGGGAGCAAAAATGACAACAAGTGAAATCGGCTTATTCTTTATTATGGCGCTCGCCTGTATTCTTTGGGCGATTGTCAGCTATTCAATGGGCTACAAAGAAGGCCACAAAGAAGGCTATCAACGCGGTCGAGCCGTAGGCCGTCACGCATCAGCTCAGGCGGTGTCCAAGTGAGTTTCTTAGATAACTACGAAGATGTAGCTGCACGCATTCAGCGATTCTGGGCTACACACAAAGACGGCAAGATCCACACATCAATCATGGACATCAACCTGGAGAAGGGCTATGTCCTAGTCGAATGCCGTGTATATCGCCATTACGACGACCAAGAGCCAGCCGGTATTGATTACGCATTCGGCAACGTGAACACCTACAACGTCCAGATGAAGAAGTGGTTCGTTGAGGACACAGTCACATCAGCGATTGGCCGTTGCGTAGGTCTGGTACTTGGATCTGATAAGCGTCCAACAGTTCAGAATATGCAACAGGTTGAGCGAATCGATCCAAAGATTGTTCAAGATAGCGCGAAGGATTATGACTATTGGAACACAAAGCACGGAGACGTGCCATCGTTTAAGACACGCGAAGAGGCAGAAGAGGCAGGCATTCCAACTCTTGGAGTAGCTATCGACACCATCAAAGAGACACTAGGCGGCGTTCAGGTAGCTGCTGCTCCTCTGTGTTCTCATGGTCACATGATTTGGCGAGAAGGCACATCAGCTAAGACTAATAAAGGCTGGGGCGGTTATATGTGTTCTGAAAAGGTTAAGGCTAAGCAGTGTCCGCCAGCCTGGTACATGCTCGGATCTGATGGACAGTGGAGGCCACAGGTATGAGCCGCGTAACTGAGATGATTGATGTGGACACGATGATTGGTCGCACTCTTATCGATGGCAAAATAGTCGCAGAATACAAAGTCGAAAACTGTGACAACTGCAAGCGCATTGAAATGCTAGATCGTGCCGGTTATCTAAAAGCCGTCGGAGGAGAGCCCGTGTTGTGGTTCTGCGCTGAATGCAGAAAATGACAATAAGCGCAGCTGATGAATGGGCAATTCACAAACGAGCCGTCGATGTGGTGTTCTCATACAGTGGCCAACTTGGTACGACAATTCATTACAACTCCAAGCTAAACAATCACGAACAGGTAACGGAATATGCCGAAAGTCTAGGAGCTGAAATGATTGTGGCCAGATACTTTGGCCTTGACTATGACATCAACCTATCAAATGGCAAGCGAGGAGCTGATGTCGGTCAAGGGCTAGAAGTGCGCTGGACGTCTTATGTAGGTGGCAATCTCATCGTCTATCCGAATGATCGTGAGACTGACATCGCGGTTCTGGTCGTTGGCAAGTCGCCGGTTTATCACATCGCAGGCTGGCTTCCAGTAGCCTTTGCTAGGCGCAAGCGGTTTAAGAATCCGCGTCAGGATTCCTGGTGGGTCGATCAGGCCAATCTAAATCCGATTGAAACATTGGTCAGGAGCGAATATGCCACTGCTGCGATTTGATTGCTCAATATGCAAGAAGCTCTATGGTGATGGGCGTAAAGAACACCTAATCACAAAGGGAGCCGAATTGACGATGCACGAATGGTTTGCTCAATGCTCAGGTTGCGGTGCATTCTCGGTCAAGTTAGTCGATGATTCGCTGGTGGCTGGCCTTGAATAGTTATCCACAGACTTATCCACAGGCATCTGTGGACGATGCGACACACCGACCTCAATCCTTGACACAATGTCAGGATTCATCGCTATACTTGAAAGATAATATCTTGAAAATAAAGATAAATAAAAAGATGATAAATATAAAGATTAAAAATAAAAACTTATTGGCTATTCCTATGTCAATCGTGATCTTGACAGTATCCACAACAACAGAAGCGAAAGCAGCTACACAAAGCGATTCATTCAAGCTTTATGCACATTCAAGGATTGTTAATGATGAGCAGTATCAATGCTTCTATAAGCTGATAAACAAAGAGAATCGTCAGTGGAATCCAAAGGCTCGCAACGGCTCACACTGGGGCATCGGCCAGATGCGTAATGAAACCTATAAGAATCTAGATGGCTATAAGCAGATTGACTGGTCTCTTCGATACATTAAAGGACGCTACGGATCTATGTGCAACGCATGGAGATTCTTCCAAGCTAATGGCTATCACTGATGGCAGCTAAGTCAGCGAGAGCCAATGGAGGCACTAGAGCCTGGTCAAAGATACGTGAGCGGATACTTATTAGAGACGCTAGGTTGTGTCAGTATTGCGGGAATGACGCAACTACGGTGGATCACGTGATACCGATAAGCAAGGGCGGAACCGATGAGCCTGATAACCTCTTAGCAGCGTGTACTCGATGCAATTATTCGAAAGGAAACCGAACAGGCGTGTTTTTTGGTGTAGCAAGGACACCTCTGACTCTTCCTTTTCCGTTTTCACCGACACAAGAGAGCACAAGCCATGACTAAGGCCACAACAGGGCAGAATCGGGCGTTGCAGGTCGTCTCAGAGGCGAACAGGGACGAACAGGGAATCAGTGCCCAACCTAGCCGTCTAATCGGCTCAGGAACGCCTAGAATCTCCTCTAGGCTCAACGATTTACCGTCTAAAGGCTTGGAAATCATTGACTTCGCCTCTCAGATTGGCATTGATCTAATGCCATGGCAGAAGTTCGTATTCGAGCACGCGCTCAAGGTCAAGCCGGACGGACGCTGGCACGCGCCTCTGGTGGTGGTCGTTGCAGCTCGTCAGAATGGAAAATCTACGATTATGGAGATGTCGATTCT